CGCGATCTGGTCGTATGTCGCTGCGGTCAGGTAGTGATACTGGTCGTTCAACTTCACCGACGCCTGCACCGGCTCGTCGGCGAGTTTGGTGAAATCGTCCACCATCTGCTTGACCGACACACTCGTGTAGGTCGCGGCATCGGCAGCGGATCGCCCGAGATTCGCAATCTCTTCACCGGTGAGGCGACCGGTCGCCGCCAATTCGGTGACGGCCGTTACCGCAGTATTAAACGTTGCCCCGCCAGCCGTCGCGGCCGTTGCCATATTCTGGAGCTGGTCAGCCGTTACGCCAGCGTAACCACCGGTCAACGCCAGCGCCTCATTCATCTTTTCGTTCTGGCTTGCCACCATGTACATGGCGGCACCAACGCCTGCGATAGTCAGCGAAAGCGGGTTGAGCAGGAGGTCGAGAGCACCGGCGAGCGACAGAAAACGGGTGAACGAACTTGCCAGGCGAGAGAAATTTCCGCTGGCCGCCTCGCGGCCCATCACGCCGATCTCAGCAGTGACGCCGGACGTTGCGCCGGCTGCGCCGTGCGCTGCAGTCGTCTCGACGGCGTACATTGCCGCCATTTCTTCACCAAGGGCGATCTGCTGCTTACGCAGTTCGATTTCCTTGGCAATAGCCGCGACCTGAGCAGTTTCGGCCTCGGTAAAGCCAGCCATTTGTGCGTCATACACGGCCATTTCCGCAGCGGACGCTGTGAGAGCCGTAAGCTGGCGGCCGAGCGCCTCGGTAACCTTGGCTGCGCCCTCACTGATCACTGTTGATGCAGCTTCGAATTGCACGGCTACGCTGGTCTGCGCCGTTGCTGCCGCCTCAGCCGATGCGGCGATACCTGCGTTTGCTCTTTCCGCAGCCGTCGCGGCGGCGGCTAGTTCATCAACGCTCGCGGCATAGCGGTCAGCGGCCTCCGTACTACTGTTCACGGCAGCCATCGACTCGATCGACGCGGCGACCATTGCGGAGATCCGCGCTGCGGCCGCGTCGCTGCTTTCGGAGACAGCGCCAAACGAGCCGGCAGCCTGCCCATTCGCGGCATCCACCGCGTTCATCTTCTCGATGTACGGGGCGATCGCATCCGACACACCCATGATCGACGCTTTATAAGCAAGCAGTTGCCGCGAGTTCATGCCATACGTATCGGCCATCCTCGCTGCCTGCTGAACCAGGGCATTGATGGATCGGGCGGATGCATCGCTCCCATTTGACGCAGCTTCCGCGATGGCCGCCTGCGCAACCTGGGTGCGCTGCGCCGCCGCCTCTTGCGATGCGACAAACGCTTCAGCGCTGCGCTTGGCCCGCTCCATTTCGGCAGTGTAGCCAGTCGCATCCGCTGATATGCGAACGATGGTTTCATTAGCCATTCGTCAACTCCGCAACCTTCGTTTTAATCGCCGCATCGACCGCCGTCGCCGCATCTTCTTTTCTGGCCTCGTATCCCGGTCGCAGAAATGGCTGCGCGCTCATTTTCGACGTCCCGAATTCGACGAATCGGCCATAGAACGCTTCCTTGCTCCATGTCACGATGTACGAAGCCAGCTTGCCTTCGACGGATACCTCTTTGTCGTAAGCGATCAGGATCGAGTTTTTCAGCATGCCAGGCGCATGGGTGGTCCCCTTACGCTCATACGTGGCGACGCCGACCGGCGCGCGCAGCTTCACCTCGTCAAAGATGACTCGCGCGCCGGCCACGGCCGCCTGACGAAGCACGGATTCGCTAGCGATGCTTTCGAGCGCCCGCAGGCTATCAGTCAGCGCCTGCGGGTTATCTATGACGAATGCGCTACGCGCCATCACGCCGCCTTGTTCGGGAACATCATCGAAAGAACCAAATTGGACTGCGCGTCTGGGTCGTCCAACAACACAGGCTTCACTTCTTCAGTCTCTGACCGGTGCGACTCATTCCACGTCATAAAGTCCAGTGCCCCCCAAGGCTCGCTCTTGACCTTCGAGTTCCGGTTCACGTTTGCTACCATTGACGCGATCGTGCCGGCACGGAGATCGTCGTAATGGCTGCCGCGCCGGTCAAGCTGATACGAGGCCATGTATTCGACGAACTCCGCGCTCGTGATGCGCTGCTGCAGCTCCCTTACTGGGATACCGAAGTCGATGCTGAGCTGGAGCCAGAATCGCCGCTCGGGGCGGCTGCGGAGTTTTTTACTGTGTCCTCCACCGCAGTCGGCTGCATGCCGTTGAGGCGCACGGCAACTGCCACGACACGATCGAGCACCGCGGTGCCCTGCGCCTGCAAGCTCGCAACGTCGGACTCATCCAACACGAGCGCGCCAGTTTCATCAACGACAGTAGCCAGCAGCAGATTGGTTTGCGATACGCTAATTGGAACCTTGCCCGCCTCCCGTTTCGCGTAAAAAGCGTCGCGCGCGAGGCCCGACATTTCCGACACGAGAATGGTTACACCGTCGCCCCACTCAGGCACGTCGACGGACTCGGTCTTGAGGTGGATGGCGCCGAGAATGGCGACCTTGGTTTCTTTGCTGAGAATGGGCACGTTATGTCCAGTGTGTTGTGATGGGGTTTAAGGAGGGCAAGGGTTACGCGTAGACCACGTCGCCGGTGATGCGAAGCGACACGCCCGTCGTCTTCAGGATCTGATCGACGCCACCATCGAGCGGGCTGTTCTTGACATAGGCGCTGAACGTCGCGGTATTGCTGTTCGGAAGCGTCAGCTTGAATTGCTTCAGCGCGCCCGCGCGCTTTGCGGCGTCGCACGCAAGCTGACCCGGATCGGAGAAATCCTTGTCGACGTCGAACGTGAAGTGGCCGAAGTCCTGCAGGCCGAGCATGAATTCCTTCGCGGTGCTCGACAGGTTCGTCTTGTCGATTTCGTTCGCCTGACCGTCGAAACCCTTGAAGTTGTTCAGATTGCCTATCTCCGTCCACGCAACGGGCGTAGCCGTGCCGCCGGCGGTCCAGGCAGCGCCGCCAGTCGTATCGACGTCTACCGCGTAGGAATCGGCGATAACGTTTTTGATGACAGCGGTGACGCCGTTGAGCGCCGTATTTCCCACGAGTGCAGCGAACGTCACGATGTCGCCATTGGCGAAGCCGTGCGCCACCGACTTGACGATCGTCGGGAAGCCGAGCGCCAGGCCGGTGATGTTCTTCACGGCGCCGGCGCCGCCGGATACAGAAAGGGTCGACCCCTGAGCGGAAATCGCGGTGCTTGTCATTTTTCAGACCTCACAAATAAAGAAACCCGCTCAGGGCGGGTCGGTGGTGGAAGCAAAGCCGCACAGGGCGGCAGGAAATCGTTACGGGTAAAACCAGATCGAGAAGTCTTCGCGCGATCCGTACAGTTTGGTGTCGGGCTCGTAGCTGCTGACCGGTGCACCGATCGTCACAGCCTTGACCGCGGTCCCGGTGAGCGCTGCAATCGCGCTCTGCATCACGCTGTTCGCGGCCGAGCGCGAATCAGCCCATACGTTGACCTGCATGCGAGCGTTCTGCAGGGCGACCGTGTTACTCAGGTAGTTCGGGGACTGGCCGCCGACAGCCTGATATGTGATGTACGGGCGCAGCGCGCCAGCGGGCGCGACGTCCGGATAGCAGCGAAAGGTGCCGTCTCCGTTGGGCACGAGCGCTTTGAGCGCAGCGGAGACAATGGCCTCTGCGGAGTTAGCCATTGTTGATGCCCTCCTTCGCCTGCAGCATGACGAGCCGATTACGCTCATCCTGATTCATCGATGCATTGATGTCGAACACGCGTGCGCCAAACAGCACGCGCATTGCGGCAACATCCTTCGGGTTTTGAAGCTCTGGCCGGTAGCGCACCGAAATCGTGTGCGTCACCTCGGACTGAACAGCTGCCGCTGCGATCAGCTCTCGGCCCGACATCGGCGCGACGTCGCCCCAGCACTTGAATGCATCCGCCCAGACGTTGAGCGGCTGCCCGAGCTCATCTTCGGCCGTCGATTTCGTCTGGAACGTGAGTCTGTGTCGAAGTGTGCCGCCCCGGACCAGATAGCTGTTGAATCCGGCCATATCAGAACTCGTACGTCTTATAGACGTCGAGCAGTCGATCGACGTACGGCAGAGGCTGAACCATGCCGCGATTCATGATCGCGACTTCTTCACGGTTTTCGTACAGCGTCGAAAGCCGGATCTTGAGCCACGCCTTCAGCCCTTCCGGCACGGCGCCGATGAAGCTCTGCCCGGTGCCGGCGCTGGTGAGCGCGATTGCGTCGCCGCCGGGCGCCGCCGCGAGCGTGTAGACGCCGTCCGACACCACGCTTTGCACGTAGTAATCGGTGCCAGCCGCCAACGGCGCCGGCAGTGCGCCACCACCATTCGACAGGCGTACGGCATCGCCTACGCTCAACGGAACCCAGCCTTTCACCTTGATCGTTCCGGCCGTGCTGTCCGCAGTGATCGGCGCGGCGTAGCCAGCGTCGAAATTGACCCACACCGCGCCGATCTGCGGCAGCGGAATCGGCCAGATTTGTCCGAATACCGGAGTGATGCGCACTGGCTCGGACGAATAATCGACCGTGTAATCGGTCTCTGGCATCGTCTGGACGACGCCCGCCATGTCGAGATACTGGATCGACACGACGCGAATCACCGGCGCGCGCTGGAGATAGATCGCGTGCCCCGGCAGCGTGTACGGTCTGCCGTATGGAATGCCGATCATCGACGGACCAGGAAAGCTGTCGAGGATCTGCTTCCAGCGCGCCGAGACCATCTGCTTGCGCGTCTCACCCTCGGCATAGTCGCGCGCGGCCGATGCCAGCGCGCCGATCAGCAAGTCGTCATCGTCGATGTCGACGCGCAGATGCAGTTTCGCCTCGGGAAGGCTGACCGGCTCGACGGTAGGCGGCGTAATCAGTTGCAGGGGCATAGAAAAAGGGCGGCCGTGACCGCCCTCTCCTCGTCAGTGTTGCTGGATTAGCCTGCGACCTGAACCACGGATGCAGCGTTCGCGGCGGATGCCGGCGCGAAACGCGGCGTGAAGCCGAACAGCGTCACGGCGGTCAGGCTGGCGGCTGTGCCGACGGTCAGCGACAGCGCGATGTAGGCGAAGCCGCCCTCGACGTCGAGTTGCTGCGGGTCGAGGTTGAGTTCCGCCTGCACGTTATCGCCGCTCGCCTTGACGATCTGCGCAATGGTGGCGCCCGCGACGTCTTTCGCGCCGGTGCCAGCAGCGTCCTTTGCCTGTTGGAACTTCGCATCCACCGTCGCGGCCGCGCCGAGCACGCCGGTCTGGATCAGGCCGAGAAACTTGTTGAAGTTCGCGGCAGGAACCCACGCGGTAACCAGGGCGCCCACGGCTTGGCTCGACGGGCTGATGGCGCCAAGCACTGCCACCTGTTCGGAGGCTTTGATGTTCGGAATCATGGTCGTTCCTCAGAAAACTTGAGAGAAGTTGCCGACGGCTGTTACGCCGCCGGTCAGGTGGATCAGCGCGCGCCGAGCTGGATGAACGGCGAGAGCGTGTTTGCTCCCTTGGCCTGCGCGATCGGGTTGACGATCTTCGGCTGACCATCCACGCGGAAGATTGCGCGGAACGCGGTAGCATCGGCATCGAAGTACAGGTGCATCGACGTTGCCGTCTGGACGCCGCCAGCCTTCGTGATCGTGCGGTAGTACGACAGGTCGATCAGGCTGATGTCGCCCTGCGCGCTGAATGCCGCAGCGTGCTGGCTGACCATGATCGGGCGGCCCATCAGCGTGCCGTACGGCGAACCTTGCGCGCCCTGCGAGATCGGCAGGTAGATCGGGTAGTTACCCAGCGTCAGGCCGAACAGCGACGGCAGCGCGTCCGGGGTGATCATCCACGCCGACTTCGGGAAGCTTCCCGGCGTGAGGCGGGCAATCATATTCGACACATTGCCGAGCGACACGGTCTTGGTCGCCTGGCCCTGATCCTTGGCTTGCACCACGGCCGCCTGGCCGTTGAACGCACCTTCCGGCTGGCCCGCGCCGGTACCGAACAGAATCGCTTCGTTCGTCTTCCAGCGGATCGAGCGCGCCATCAGGCCCGGCAGGTACGATTCGAGTGCGTTGGCATCCTCGAGCAGTTCGTCAGTGACCGGCGTCAGAGCCATCAGCTTGTGCAGGCGCAGCGTCGAGACGCCGAGCTTCGGCTTCGTCGCATTGGCGGCAGCTGCTTCGGCTTGCCAGTACGCGCGCACGCCATCCGTTCCCCACGGCGTGGTTTCGTCCTTCGGGAACGTCATCCCGTTGCCGCCGACCTCGATGTTGTCGGTCATCGGCAACAGTGCGTCGTCTTCCAGCGACAGCGTGAAGATGTCGCTCGAGAACGCCGGCGGAATCAGGAAGCCGCCGTCGGTGCCCGACGCCTCATTGGCGTACGTACCGGCGCCCGGCGCGGCAGCGCCAATCACGAGGCGCTGGTCAATGCTGCCGTTGAGCTGGCTGCCAGCGCGCACTGCCATGGCGAACTCGCCGAACGACTGGAAGCCGCGGCGGGTGTCGTTTTCGATGTTTTCGCTCACGCTGATGCGTGCGCCTTCCGGGATCGCCACACCGGCCGAGCGCTCGGCTTCAATCAGCGCTTCTTCGCGCGAAATTGCTGCCGCAGTGCGCTCCAGGCCGGTGCGTTCGGCATCGAACGAGGCAACCTCGTCGTCGGTCAGATCGCGGCCTTCGGATGCGGCCTTATCGGTGATCGCGCGCATTGCGGTGACGTGCTTTGCTTTGCGGGCTTGCAGCTCGCGGAGTTGCTTGGACATTTAAGGGCTCCTGAAACGAAAAAACCGCCTCGCGGCGGCTGAATTTACGGTTTGCGCTCAGTCGGAGGACTGCACACAACGCGCTTGTTGGCGCGGTGCTCGGGCTTAGCGCTCAGCCCATAATCGCGATTTCGCGCTGCGCGCGGGCCAATCTACTGGCGGCCGGCCTCGCCGCCTTGATGTTTCGCTGCATCTTCGCCACCACGTCATCGAAGGTCGCGATGCCGTCGACCATGCGCTCGGACATAGCCTGATCGGCGCCGAGCACGCGCCCCTGGCCCATGCCATTGCGCACCTGGTCGATACCGACCTTGCGGCCCTTCGCAACGCCCTTGGTAAAGGCTGCGTAGTAGTCGTCGACACGGGACTGCATGAATGATTGCGCTTCCGCATCCAGCGGCTGATATGGGTTGCCTTCGACCTTGAACTTGCCGGCGGAAATCAGGGTGATGGACACACCCTCTTCCTCCATGGCTTTCGACCAGTCCTGGTGCGCCTGCCACACGCCGATCGACCCGACCTCGCCACCCGGAGTGACGTAAAACTCGGTTGCGGCGCAGCCGATCCAGTAAGCCGCGCTCGCAGCAAGGCTGTTCGCCACGGCGATGACTGGCTTCTTCGCCTGCTGAATCTCTGCCGCGAGCTCTTGCACGCCGTAGACGGAACCGCCGGGGCTGTCGATGTCGAGCAGGATTTGCGAAACGGTGTCGTCAGCCGAAGCATCGGCCAGGGCCGCACTGATCTGCTGCGTGCTGGTCCCGCCGTCGCAGATATTGATCTGACTCGCGCGCTGAACGATGGCGCCATGCACCGGAATCACAGCGATCGCGCCCGATCGCACGTTGCCGCGACTGCGCGGGCCGGCCGATACGCCTTGCGCCGACTCGTCTTCGATGTCGGCATGAATCCCGCTCTCGCGCCGCGCCAGCACTGCCGCATAAGCGGCCATGCGCTCGGGCATAAGCGCCCACGGCGTAGCGAGACACCACGTGATGAATCGTTCGTTTCTCATTGTTCGCCCGTACTGGATGGGTCTTTCGGCTCCTGCGCTCCCTGCGCCGGCGGCTGGTTTTGCTGCTGCGCCTGCAGCGCCTTTGCGTCGCTGACCGGAATCATGTTCAGCGGCATCAACGGTTCGTCGAGGCCATCCATCGGCTCCATGTTCTCGCTCTCGCGAGCCTGATTGCGTGTCAGCCAACCATCGAGGATGCCGTTGTGGTAGTACATCGATCGCGCCTGCTGGTCGCCGCGCAGCAGACCGGCAAAGTCGAATTCGACTTCGATGTTTCGATCCTGCTCGAGCAATAGATTCGACTCGATCGACGATTCCCAGCGCTCAGCCCACGGCGTCATCGTGTAGATGACGAAATCGAGCGATTGCTGTTCGATGTTGGAGAACGTTGCCTTGCTCAGGTCGCCCACCAGGTGCGGCGGTATCCGGAACATGCGGGCGATGTCGCCGACTTGATACTGCCGCGCTTCGAGGAACTGGCTGTCTTTGTTCGTCAGGCCCAGCTCGTGGAACTTCATGCCGTATTCGAGCACGGCGATCTTGCCGCGATTCAGGCCCGTTTGCGCCGCCTGGAATGACTCGCGGAACGTGTCGCGCGCGGACTTATCCTTGAAGTTGCCCGGAAATTCAATCCAGCCGCCGCCCGGCTTCGCGTCGTTCTGGAAGAACCGCGCGCCGTACTCCTGCGCCGACAATCCGAGGCCGACTGCTTCCCGCGCGATCTCGATCGG